CCCCTTGGTGGGTATCCCGGTAACTTTTAACCTTAAAACAATTGGAGAGAATCATGAACGTACAAGACCGTATCAAGAAAGCACACATCAGCATCATGCAGCACAAGAAGTTCTGCGCGTTCTCAGGCATCCTCGCTTGTGGCAAGGTCACGGTATCCGAGGCTGTACCCACTGCTGCGACCGATGGCTGGAATGTGATCTACAACCCCAAGTTCGTCGAGGAGCACATGCCCTCTGACCCCGAGCTGCGCTTCCTTGTCCTGCACGAAGCAACCCACAAAGCCTATCGACACATGGTGACGTGGCGTGCACTCAAGGAGGAGAACCCGATGCTGGCCAACATCGCAGCCGACCACTTCGTGAACCTGCACCTGCAAGACACCGACGATGGCGAGGGGTTCATCAAAATGCCCAAGCTCGGCGTGCAACCCGACGAGAAGTACCGTGGCTGGTCAGTGGGCATGATCTACCAAGACCTCAAGCAACAGATGCAGGACGAGGGCGGCAGTGGCGGTGGCGAGGGTATGGACGAGCATGACTGGGACGGCAACGAGGCCAACGGTGATGCAGCCAAGGAGCAAGAGCAAGCCAACGAGATACAGCGTGCCATCCGCCAAGGCGAGATCATGCGTAAGAAGATGGCAGGTAAGGGGGCGGGCAGTTCGGATGGTGTGTTCGGCGATCTGCTCAATCCCAAGGTTGACTGGCGCAAGCTGCTGCGTGAGTTCGTGACTGAGTATTGTGCGGGGCGTGATGAGTCTTCATGGCGCAGGCCCAACCGCAGGTACTTGAGCCAAGACATTTACATGCCTACGATGGTCGGCACTACTATGACGCGTTTGGTGGTCGGCATCGACACGTCGGGTTCGGTGTTCAATTCGCCGGAGATGGACCAGTTTGCATCGGAGCTATGCAAGATTGTGGAGGACGTGAACCCCAAGCTCATCGACGTGGTGTATTGGGACACGGATGTGGCGGGGCATCAGACATTCGAGGATGGCCAGTTCGCTGTGCAAGACCTCAAGCCCAAGGGCGGTGGGGGCACGGACGGCAGCGTGCTGTTCAAGTATCTGGAGGAGAAACGGATTCGCCCTGACGCCATCGTGCAGTTGACCGATGGCTATGTGGGTGACTGGGGTAACACGGACATACCGACACTGTGGGGCATCACAAGCAACGGCATGTCTGCGCCGTTCGGTACATCAGTTCATATCGAGGTGAACCATGTCTAAGCTTAGATACAAAGGGCCAGCGAAACCTATCCCCACTGTGTGGGAAGCCATGAGCGATGGGTGCCTCGCGTTGTGCTTTGTCGGGCTGTTCGCAGCCTTTGTGTTCATTGTTTTTGTGATGGGGTGGTGAGATGCTTACACGATTGATTGACCATGTGATTGAGGCTTCGCTCCAACGAGCAACGCGCAGGGAAAAGCTGGAGCAGGATACGCCGCGCCCCCTGCTGGCCACCGCAGGTGACCCCCCTACAACTCGCTTTCGACAGTTCACTGTGCACGATGCCATGAACGGCACGTACATCGAGTTCGTGAGGCGCAAATACAACCCGAACGGGCCCGACGATTATCAGCGGGAGATATACCTCGTGCAGCCGGGGGAGTCGTTGATCGACGCGATCAGCACGGTCTTGGTATTGATGGAGAAATGATATGGGATACAGATCAGATGTGATGGTATTGATTTACCCGGATGTGCATGACGACACTGACGCCAAAGCCAAGTACGAGCAACTCAAGCTGCTGATGGGCACGACGTTCAAAGAGGTTATCGACCTGCATTTTTACGAGGACATGACGTGGTATGACGATGAGCACGTTCTGAAGTTTGCGCTTGAGAATGTGAGGTGGTATCCAAGTTACTCGGATGTGCAGATGTTCGAGGCCATGCTTCACACTCTCAAGGGCTACGACGATGCCGACATCAAGGGTTACTGCACAGAGTTCGTTCGTATCGGTGAAGACTCCAATGACGTGGAGGAAGTGCACACTGGAGATAACAACCAGTACTACCTCTCGATACGCAGGACCATCGAGTGCAACGTATGAGCTATCTAAGCTTAGACGACTTCGAGTGGGACGAGGTTGACTTCGACCTCTGGCACCTGCGGCACAAGACGTTCGCCGTCACGATTGCTGTGATACGCAACTTCAACGGGTGGCATGTCTCCGTCCTGCTGGACGACAGCCAGAAAACCCCTCTCCACGTCGATACCCTCGACGCAGCCAAAGCATTGGCGCAAATCACCGCAAACCTCTACATGGAGAAATACAGTGAGCAATACCTCAACTACCCGAGAAATCCCCGCCGTCGAGTTAAAACAGATGGACCCCCGTCGGTTCGAGCGGGAGTATTCAAAGTGGACTGAATGGCACTGGGGAGACGACTGGTACATCGAGGACGCGCTTGAAAGTTTCCGCAACAAGTACCAACCCAAGGGCTTCGAGATCGAGCAGCTGCACTACAGCATCTCATACAGCCAAGGTGACTACGCATCGTTCGACGGGCGTGTGTTCCTTGCTGAGTGGATGCAGGCTACGCTGACCCGTCCTGACGGGCCGACCTACGCCGAGCGTTACCCGGCGCTGTACCTTGCGTGCGATGCGGACGGTAGCTACATGACTGTTCGTGGCGCGGACGAACGCCGTGGCTGGCGTCTGGAGTATCAGGAGGGCTGGTTTGGCGTAGCCCCAGCTGGCATCTTTGCCAACCTTGACGACGAGGCGTGGGAAGAGCTGGTGACCGAGCAGTGCTACGAGGCTGACCTTGAGGCTGAGCTGATTGCGTATTGCCAGTCCATAGGCCGGGAGATTTACGCCATGCTGCTCGATAGCTACGAACACGCGACGAGTGAGGAGTCAGTTCTTGAGTAGTGCGAGGCCAAGAACGTAACTTTTGAAATTGAACTTGAGGAGTGTGAAGCATGAGATACCAAGTAACAGTCAGTGGCGTGAACCTGATACTGACCCAACACCAGTTGGAAATCCTGTTGACCGCCATGCAGGACGCCGAGCAACTCACAGAGAAACATGTGGGCAACCACAAAGGCTCACAGGGGTACAACAACGCCTACGTGCCGTCTATTGAGTCGAAGCAACCGCACGAGTGGCTGGCCGTAAAAATTGTGGCCGACGACTTTATCGACGCCACCAAACTCGCAGCAAAACTGCAGGACAAAGATGAGTGATCTAACCTTAGACCGACTCAAGGCGTGGCTGGCAGACGAGGCAAACTTTGCGCGGAAATTTCAGCTGTCCGACGGACGGACACCGGGTCTCTATAACGACATGCCGTACAGCGGCGTGCGCAAGCGGTTCATCACCCGCAACGGCTACTCAATCTCCATCCAACAATCCGGCACGCATTATTGCAACAACGAGAACGAGGTGGAGTTGTGGTGCTGCCCACCCAGCCCACTGCTGACTCTCTACGGCAACGGGGACGACGACCCGTACGCCTTCGTCCCGCTTGAAGTTGTAGCGGGTTACATCGACTCACTTGAATCCCTACCCCCGAAAGAAACACCATGAACTACATGACAACTACCCAACCGAGCCCTGTTGCTGGCGTGGCGCGTGCCGCTATGCTGGTTGACCTCAACATCGCCATCTACTCGGGCCGCAAGCAAGACAAGACCACACAGGGCGAGGTGACCGCAGCCAAGGGCAGCGCGTCCAAGAAGGCCGCGTCCGTCTACAAGAACCTGTTCGCCGAGTGCAAAGAGCTGGACGCCATCACGAAGTTCCAAGCCCGAGCACGCGCTGAGCACTACAAACTGACAATGCCTTGGAACGACCACGGCGCACGCCTCTTGCCCACTGCGGCACTGCAGGACTACAAGAAGTCCATGAACAGGTATCAGGATGAGTTTGCTCTGCTGGTCGAGGCGTTCCTCGACAAGTACGACACACTGGTAGCCGCCGCTGCGTTCCAGCTTGGCACGCTGTTCGATCGTGATGAGTACCTCTCCCGTGAGCAGGTGGCCCGGCGCTTCCGTATGGACATCTCCTTTACTCCTTTGCCAACGGCTGGTGACTTCCGCCTCGACATTGAGAGCGAGGTGCAGCAAGAACTCATCGAGCAGTACGAGAGACGCGTGACCGCGCAGCTTGAGCAAGCATCGCAAGACAGCTGGAGCAGGTTGTATGAAGCCTTGCAGCGCCTGTCTGATCGGCTCGTGGTGGAGGACGATGGCAAGAAGCGTGTGTTCCACGACACGATGGTGACTGGTGCGCTGGAGTTGTGCGAGCTGTTGACCGCCATGAACGTAACCCGTGACCCGAAGCTGGAGTCAGCACGCCGTCAGCTTGAGAGCGTATTGTCCGGTGTAACCCCCAAAGAACTGAGAGAAGAAGATGGCACCCGTATCCAAACCAAACAGAAGGTCGACGCTATCCTTGCCGCGTTTGACTGGGGGTTGGAAGCGAGTGAAGACGCCTGACGAAGTCCTCGAAACTGTTCGCCACGATCGTGACTTTCAGTTTTTCAGTGACTGTTGCGACACACACGACGCCACCTCGACGTTTACCCTACGAATGCCACCACCAATGAACGACGACCTTTACGAGTACAGATACGAACAACGTGCTGACGAGTACACACTACGTCGCTGGCACAACGGCAACGAGCGCTCGTTTCGGGAACTTGTTGACAACATGCCTGAGTGGCTATCCGCCATTCTCGCAACGGCCAAGGTGGCTGGAGCAATCCGGCCCATCAAAGAGCCGCCGCCAAACATCATCCTCTGGTTCACAACTGATGAAGCCCACAACCTCGTTGAATTTATCGACATGAACTAATCGACTGGACACCCATGAACTACGACAACCTCACCGACGAAGAGCTACTGCGAGTAGCTGATGGCCAAGCGGGGCTTATCAAAGCCCTTGCCGAACGGCTGGAGATGCGCTTGCGCGACATTGAAGACCGTGACAAACCCGCACCGGCCGACGACGACCGACAACTCAAACTCTTCTAAGCTTAGATGGAGAACTTTATGAAAATCGACAAATACGCCCGAGCATCCATCGTCAAAGCCATCATGGCGGACGTGCCCACGCCCGACAAAGTTAAGCGCCGTGCTGACCTGCAAGCTGCCATCGTCAAGGCCATGAGTCCTGCTGTGCGCAAGGTGTTCAGGGAATCCCCCGGTGCGCTCAAGACGCACTACTTCAATGACTTGGTGTATGACGGCATGAACTGGAGCACGCGAGAGATTGTTATAGGTGACGTGACTAAGGAGAAGCTCGACGAGCTGACCGCACCATACAAGGCAGAGGACGAGGCAATCCGCAGCGCCAAAGCAAAGCTCGAAGGAGCCATCGAAGGGTGCACCACACGCAAGGCGCTCATGACTCGCTTGCCTGAGTTCGAGAAGTACTACCCCGCAGAGGATGCGCCCATGTCCAAGAACCTACCTGCACTGGCCAACGTCATGGCAGACCTGTCCAAACTCGGCTGGCCCAAAGGAGCAAAAAATGCCTGATCTCAAATCCGAACTGAACAAAGTCCTCACCGAGTGGAACACTCCCGAGGCACAACCCGCAACCAAGGCTTACTTCAGCGTGACCAACAACGTGACTCGCGTTACGTTTGACTACGTGCGAGACAACCCCGGCAAGACCCGCAAAGAGATCGCCATTGCGCTGGAGAAGCAAGGCTTTAAGACCGGCTCTGTGACCTCACTGCTGGGGCAGATGGTCAAGCAGGGGATGGTGCGCGAGAGCACTGGGCTGCTGTACGTCACGACTGGCGAGTACACCCCGTTGAAAAGCAGTAAAGCTATGCAGGCCAAGGTTGTCCCCATCGTGCGCAAACCGAAGGCCGAACCTACCCCGGCTCCGCAGATCAACGCTGCATGGGACGCAGAGACACTGCTCAACAACCTGAGCATCAAGCAAGCGCGTGCCCTGTACGACGAGCTGCGCAAAATCTTTGGGGGCTGACATGACGTGGCCCTTCCCACCATTCCCAAACACCAAGGACACAGGCAACCGCGTGCCCAAGTTCAACCCCGGCAACCATGAGGACGCACCCCTATGAACAAAGACAAAGCATTGGACTTGGCGCTGGAGGCGTTGGAACACATGCTCGAAGACGCTAAGCAAGAGCGTTTGACGGTGGAATATTGGAACGAGTGTGTTGATGCCATCACCGCCATCAAGCAAGCCCGTGCCCTCGACAAGAAAGCAGAGAACGCCAGAGAGTTGGGGCTGGACTATGAGCCTGTATTGAAAGACAACAGCAACTATCGTTACGATCCGCCAGTTGCGGAGCCTGTGGCGTGGGTAACTGGTTTTTATGCTGGTCGCTGCGTCATTAAGACAATTAACCCGGCAGCGATTTTGCCTGTTGGTGTTGCCCTTTACACCGCACCACCCGCACAGCGGCAATGGACTGACACCGACATCGACATTCTGTCCGTGCTGGCAGGGTTCGAACCATCCCACAAAGTCGAGCTTGGTCTTGTCAGATCAGTTGTAAGAACAATTCTGCGCAAGGAGAACACATGACCAAAGATGAAGCACCCGCAGCGCCTGTGCAGGAGCCTGTGGGCGTAGTTGGATGGGCAGCTAATAGACCAAATACAGTGCCTGTTGTGCATTGGGCAGACGAGTGTCCCGAAATTGGAACCAAGATATACACCGCAGCACCTGTGCAGGAGCCTGACCACGGCGACGAACTGACCATTGCCTACATGAGTGGGCTGCATGACGGCAAGCAGAAGCGTGCGTGGGTTGGACTGACGGATGAGGAACTTGAACTGCTGAACGATTGCGGTGACACCGACAGCTACAAGTTTGCCCGAGCCATCGAAGCCAAACTCAAGGAGAAGAATGGCTGGTATCGGCAGCACGTAACAGACGGCTCTCCTTGTTGGTGTGAACCAGAAATCAGCTACACAAACCCAGAGACAGGCGCGTCTGTGATTGTTCACAAGGAGCCGCAATGACAACGCCAGAGCAACTGATGACGCAGGAAGAGCTTGCGTTCCGCTGGAAGATCAGCGAGGCCACACTGGAGCGCGACAGATCACTTAAGCAGGGCTGTCGATACCTCAAGCTGGGCGGTCTAATCCGTTACCGCATTCAGGACATATTGGATTACGAAGAGGCCTGCATGCGTGAGCCGAAAGCCAAACTCAAGGAGAAGAACACATGAAGTGCTGCGGAAATCGACATCAAGAGGCTGACCATGTGTGCAACGGTATTTGCCCAAACGGTTACAAATTTGAGCCAACTTATGTTGTGCGCCACATCTGTACCCGTTGTGGAGAGAATGTTGGCTACCTTGGCTGGCTATTTTCAGTGCTGCGCATCCCAATGTTGAAGCACAAATGCAAGGAGAACACATGAGAGACACGATAGACATGGCCCGAGAGGCTGGCGCAATGTTTGACTTGGGAGAGCCGCATCCCGATATGCTGCTTGTCCTCAAAGCCTTTGAAGCCCTTGTCCGTGCTGATGAGCGAAGCGTAGAACGTGAAGCGTTGCTTGATATGGTTGACGCCTACGCCAAGAACAACACCGACCTTAAAGCCGCCATCCGAGCAAGGGGCCAAGCATGAAAACCATTGAAGAAGTGATCGCTCTGGCCGCCGAGAAAGGCCGCGTGGTCAAAGCCTGCCACAGCCCGGAGCACGCAGCGCTGGATTGCGGTGCGGCACCAGACACCAACGAGCGCATGCGCATGACCGCTGGCGGCGCACTGCTCACGGTCAACGAGGGCCGCTACTGGCAAGTCGGCACGCTGGACGAGGTTTACAACGGACTCAGCGCCAAGGAGAACACATGACACCCGAAGAACGTGAGAAAGCTATTAAGCGCAAGCCGTGGAAGTTCTGCCGCAAGTGCAAGTGCGACATCAAGTCGCCAACTCAGTACTGTTACGACTGCTACAAGGGCCATAACTTCACCGCCAGCCCTTATGGGCTTATCAATGCGAACAAGGCATTTAAATTTGTGCCATCGGAGAACAGATGATGACGACCTGTAAACACCGCTGGGAAGAAGGAACCAACAAAGACCGACCTTCGTATCGTTGCACCCGCTGTGGGGCGTGGAGATTTTTATGATCGACCCAAAGAAACTGCAGTACTTCACGATGGCCCACCGCATGCGCGGGTATGCCGAAGGGCTGGACGAAGACCGCCATGAGCACCTCGTCTACATGCTGATGAGGGCGGCCGAGATGCTGGAAGAAGCGTGGGATGAGTACCAACAAACCCTGCCACCAGACCAGCGCGTGGGAGAGCAGGCATGAGCAACGTCATCCCATTCAACGGCATTACAAAGCTGGACCTCGACCCGGACATGGTGCTGGAAAACACCAAGGGCAAGCTGGAAGGCGTCATCATCATCGGCTACGACCACATGGGCGTTGAGTACTTTGCCTCGTCCTATGCTGACGGCGGTGACGTGCTGTGGCTACTTGAGCGCATGAAGCACCGCTTGCTGACTGTGGAGGTGGAGCAATGAGGTACGAACAAGCCAAACCGCTGGTGGAAACACTGATGAACTTGGCCGTCCTGTACCACGGCGCACCGACCATGCTCAGGCACAAGATATACGAAGCGCTGGACGATTACCTGCCCGACTTGGATGAGGGCTGCCGTGAGCGCGGCTGCATTGCGCAAGATCACTTTAAGGAAAAGAAATGACAGACACCTCCGTACGGCGCAAGGTAGGATCGCGCCGAGGACACAAGGTCAATGCCATGTCGTTTGCAATCATGTGTAAACTTCTCATGGAGGGTACGCGGACATGCGCCGAGCTGGCCGAAGACACAGGGCTACACGTTCTGACAATCTACGACTGGGTACGAGAACTGCACCGACAAGGCGTCATCCACGTCTGCATGTGGGAAGGCGAGGGGCGCTCCTCAATGCGCGTCTTCAAGTTCGGCCCCGGCAAAGATGCACCCCGCCCAACCAAACCGCGCTCGCGTATCCACGCTGAGTACAGAGCAAAAAAGAAAGCAGCACTGCTGTTGCACCGCATGGTAGGAATATGCGCAAACGATCAAAGTATCGCCCAAAAGGCGTAAGACTCGACAACATGACATGGGTACAAGCGGGCTTGAAAAAGCTCGACGCGATCAGTGCGGGCACTACCCTCAAGATTCGCAACCACGACGCAATGAACAACATACGGTTAGGTAATGCCACAAAGACCGATGTTGACGCCGTGATCGACGCGTTCAACGTAGCCGAAGCGTTGGCCAAACGCGGTATGGGCGCAGACTGGGCAGCTGAGATACGAGCTGCGCAAGACGCTCTGCTGACGCTGGCTCGACGCGGCGTGGAGCGCGGCCATAAGTTTATTGTAAGGTCCGAAGAGCTTAATGCGATGAACCTTGGGATGCAGATACACGACGCCCAGCTTGACGCAGTGACCGTGCGGGAGCTTGAGCAAGCGATGGACGACGTGATGGAGAACCTCAAACACAAACGGATGCGCCCTGTGGTGCAGACGTCCACGGCATGACGTGGTGTGGATAGGTAAGGCATGGCGAGGTCGGGACTGGCTTGGGCTGTTTACAGTGGGATGAGCTTCCTGTGGGAGTTCATTTCGGTGGCAACACCAACAGGCGTGGATTGGTTAAGCGGGGCTTGGCTCGGATACCCATGGATCGCCGAGGAATGGTAAGGGCTGTTTACAGCGTTGTGGGCTTTCAATGAGAGCTCACCTCGGTGGCAACACCACGCGGTCAGGATCGGTCGGCAAAGGCGTGCCGAGGTCGGCCAAGGTCCGGTTGGGCGGGCTACGGCGAGGAAGCGTATGGCAAGGGCTGTTTACAGTGGGATGGGCTTCCTATGGGAGTTCATTTCGGTGCAAACCGTGCATCATTCAAACTACAGGAAAACATCATGAAAACAATCGCAGTTCAACTGACAGGTAAGGCCCCTTTGCTCATGCACTCGGACCGTTTCGCAAACCCGCTTGACCCCCTTGCCAAAGCTCACAAAGAACTTACCAGCAAGCGCAAGAAAACAGACGACGACTACGTTGCCATCGCACGCAGTGAGTTCATCGGCGGCTGCTACTGGCGCAAGGACATTGGCTTCTTCTTGCCAGCACAAAACCTTGATGCGTGCATGATCGCTGCGGCCAAGCTGCAAAAACTCGGCGTGAAGTTTAAGCAAGGCGTGCAGGTACTGGAAGACGATCTCGTGTTCACAGGCTACGAAAAGAAAACACCTGAGCAACTTTGGAACGACCCAGACCACGTTGATTGCCGTGGCGTCAAGGTCGGCATGGCAAAGATCATGCGCTACCGCCCTATCCTGCGTAAGTGGTCATTGAATGCCACCATCGTGGTCAACGAAGAAGTGGTCAACATCAACGAAGTCAAGAAGGCCGTGCAGGACGCTGGCGCTCTGATTGGTTTGGGTGACTACCGCCCACGCTTTGGCCGCTTCAACGTGGAGTTCGTATGAGCAGCACGACCCTTTACCCCGCATGGAAGCAAGCCGTTCGGGTACTACTGGATGAGGGACTGACCTTCGGCACCACCGTCACGCGCAAACGGCTGGCGGAGCTGTGCCAAGTGAAATCCCCAGTAGATGTGGACGACGTGCGGCGCTACGATCTGGAGCTGCTCACCTGCATCACGGAAATCAAAGACACCCTGCTGACTGCCCACTGCATGCTGCTGGTCTCGGATAACAAGGGGGCCTACGTGGTCATCGCGCCCGAGTCCCAGACAGCATACGCGGTAGACACCGGAGTCAAGGCGATCGGTCGGGAGATGAAGAAGATGGCGATGGCTGTCAGCTTCACCAAGACCGAGTTACTGACAGACACCGACCGGGCCAAGAATGCTGATGCCCAAGCTAAGATTTCCATGTTGGCTGGCATGCTAAAGGTGCAGAATAAAGAGCTTGTCAAAATCGCACACAAGGACCCGCAATGACTAAATGGCCTGACGGCACACCCAAATCCACCGGTAACGCGTTTGATTGGCGCGAGAGACAGGCAGAGGTGGAGCTCCCCAAACACCGCGCCCCAGCGGTCAGATCAAAGGACTTAAATGCCAGTGGCAACGCGTTCCAAACCTACTCCAAAGCCTACGCCTCTATTGGAAATTTCCCACCCGTGGCCGTTTCCCGTGGTGAACGGGCAAAGGCTCCCCCCACCACCCAAGCCAAAGAAGCTTGATCTATCAACTGTTGACGAGGCACTACTATGACAACTTCTACTCCTTCCGCTGACGAACTTCAAATCGGCGGCCAGCACTACAAAGAGATGGGCGTGCAGCCGTGGGCTGTAATGGAAGCCGTGTTGACCCCCGAGGAGTTCGTTGGGTTTCTGAAAGGCAACTGTATCAAGTACGGCATGCGTGCTGGCAAGAAAGACTCCGACGATGCGGGCAAGTTCCGGCACTACTGGCTCAAGCTGGCAGAGGTTCAACGTGGCCGCAACGCCTGAAAGCCTTGTAAAAGCCAAGATTCACAAACTCTTGGCCAAGCATGATGCGTACGCCGTGAACTACATCGGCGGCATGCACGCGAACAACGGCACCCCTGACATCTTGGCGTGCGTCCGTGGTATGTTTGTGGGGATCGAAGCCAAGGCTGGCAAGAACCGGCCGACGGCCCTGCAGATATCTAATCTTAGACGCATACACGAAGCAGGAGGGTGTGCCCTTGTCATCAACGAAGAATCCCTCGTCCACCTTGACGGACTGCTCTCTGCCGTTCGCATCGGCGGTCAGCAGATATCCAACTACGAGTATTACGAACGACAACTACCCGCTGAGGGCACCGACGCACCTCGGAAGCGGACTACACAGGAGAAATGAATATGAGCAATCTGAGCGCTGGCGTGCAAATCCTTGTCACGCAACTGAAAGAAAACCCCGATGCCTTCTTTGGTCCGATTGCGTCTGACCCACGCAGCATTTTCAGCAACCCCAAGTTCAACGGATGGCGGATAGCCATTGAGGAAGAAGTTATCGGCATTGCATCCGACGCGGTTCGAGTTAAGCACGGCCCGTCTACATGGTTTCTGAACGACGAAGAAAAGGCCGCACTGGCGGACGCCTATCGGCAAGCCAAGCGGGAGCGTTTTGATGCGGACATCATCTACACCTTGAACAGACCCAAGGAAGATGAAGTTGAAACATACCGCACTATCGCCGGGCAATACCAAAATCAGTTGGCCAAAGCCATGACTGTGACGAAAGAATCCCTGACCAATTCAGTGATCGGTAACCTTAGCCAAGGTGGCACGCGATGAAGGTAGTAACCTTTGACGCGGAAACGTATTACGACCGTGAATACAGCCTGAGCAAAATCACAACCGAGGAGTACGTGCGCTCCCCGCTGTTTGAGATGATTGGCTTTGCCATCAAGATCGACGACGGCCCCACCCAGTGGGTGCCACAACCCGAGACCGAGGCGTTCCTCAAGTCCTTTGATTGGTCTGATGCAATGGTCGTGTGCCAGAACACAGCGTTCGACGGGGCCATCCTGAACTGGCGGTACGGCGTCAACCCTATGGTGTGGGTAGATACGCTGGGCATGTCCCGCGCCCTGTTCCCGCATGAGAAGTCGCACAGCCTCGACGCGCAGACCAAACGTCTGGGTATCGGTATCAAGGGCGATGAGGTGCACAACGCGATTGGCATGCACTACAAGGACTTCTCGGCAGAGCAGTTGGCCCGCTACGCGCAGTACTGCGAGCTGGACGTGTTCCTGACCTATCAGTTGTTCTTGGCATACATGGGCCGGGGCTTCCCAAAGAGCGAGCTCAAGCTGATCGACCTGACACTGCGCATGTTCATCGACCCGGTGCTGGAGCTTGATCGGCATACGCTGGAGGCGCACTACATCGACGTGGTGGATCGCAAAGAAAAGCTGCTGTATGACGTGCGCGGGGTGCTTGAGGAAGGCGGCGTGACTACCGACGGCGACCTCGACACCAAGGTTGCACTGTGGGGCGCATCGCAGGAGGAACTGAAAAAACTCCTGATGTCGAACGATAAGTTCGCCACGCTGCTGCAAAGCCTCGGAGTATCGCCCCCCACCAAGATCAGTCAGACCACCGGCAAGGTGGCATGGGCGTTCGCCAAAACCGACGAAGCTTTCAAAGCACTGGAGGACCACCCTGATGAACGAGTTCAAGCCCTCGTGGCCGCACGCCTTGGCAACAAGACAACTCTGGAAGAAACCCGTACCCAACGGTTTATCGGGATGGCTGACCGTGGCAAGTTCCCTGTGCCACTGCGGTATTACGGTGCCCATTCTGGCCGTTGGTCTGGCCAAGATTCAGTGAACCTGCAGAACCTGCCATCGCGCGGTACGAACGCAGGCAAGATCAAGAAAGCCATCAAGGCCCCACCGGGCTACGTGGTGATCGACTGCGACTCGGCGCAGATTGAGGCCCGTACGCTGGCGTGGCTGGCAGGGCAGGACGATCTGGTGCAAGCCTTCAAGGACAAGCAAGATGTTTACAAACTCATGGCGTCGAAGATTTACGGTATCCCGGTTGAGTCAGTCGACAAGACACAGCGACAGGTTGGCAAGACTGTTGTTCTTGGAGCTGGTTACGGCGTCGGCCACAAGAAGCTGCAAGCCTTCCTCAAAACTCAGGCAGGGGTTGAAGTTACGCTTGAGGAAGCCAAGCGCATTATTGACACGTACCGCTCCAGCGCCAACAAAATCGCCGACCTCTGGCCGAAATCGGGCAAGGCGCTCGAAGCGCTGATGCTGGGCCAAGAGACCACAATCGACGCCGTTGGCATCATCAAGGTCGTGCCGGGCGTGGGGCTCACGCTGCCAAGCGGGCTGCACATCCAGTACCCCAACCTGCGGGTCCACACCGACGCTGAGGGCAAGCGCGAGTTGATATACGACTCCAAGGGCCTGCCAGTTAGGATTTATGGTGGGAAGGTCGTGGAGAACGTGTGTCAGGCCGTGGCCCGGCAGATTGTGGCCGAGCAGATGCTGCGGGTGTCCAAGCGCTACAAGGTGGTGCTGACGGTGCACGACGCTGTGGCGATCATTGCGCCGGAGGCCGAAGCCAAACAAGCCCAAGCCTATCTGGAGGAGTGCATGAGCTGGAACCCCAAGTGGGCCACTGGCCTACCCCTATCCTGCGAATCCGGCATGGGCGTTTCCTACGGCGACTGCTGACGCGGTACACTGGGGGTTCAAACAAACTCCCGGTTTTTCCTATGGCACTCGCACATTCCTACTCAGCAATCAAAGACTTTGAGGGCTGCCCCCGGCGCTACCACGAAGTCCGTATTCTCAAAAAATTCAAATCAAAAGACACCGAAGCTACTCTCTATGGAACCGCAGTACACAAAGCCTTTGAAGACTTCATCACGGATGGGGTCGCCCTTCCACCAGCTTTTGCGACTTACCGCCAGTTCGTGGAGCCTCTCGCCCAGCTTGACGCAGACATCCGCTGCGAGGAAAAGATGGGTATCCGAGCTGACTTTACGCCGTGTGGCTTCTTTGACGCAGACGTATGGTTCCGGGGAATACCGGACTATCTTGCCATCAGCAAGTCAGGCAAGACCGCACGCGTAGCCGATTACAAAACCGGCAAGTCCAGCCGCTACGCAGACACCGCCCAGCTCGAACTCATGGCCGCTATGGTGTTCATCCACCATCCGTCCGTTGAGCGTGTCAAAGGGGCCCTGCTGTTTGTAGTGGTTGGCGACATCATCAAAGCTGAGTACACTCGTGAGCAACTGCCCGAAATCCTGTCGAAATGGGCTGGCAGGGCCGCAGCTATTGAGGGTGCGCTGGACGTAGGGGTGTGGAATCCCCGCAGCTCAGCCCTCTGCAAATTTTGCCCAGTCTCTTCCTGTGAGCACCATCATGGCAACTAAGCGTAACTACAAAAAAGAGTACGAGAACTACCAAGGCACCCCTGAGCAGCTTAAGGCTCAGTCCGAGCGCCACAAGGCCCGGCGAGCCTACGAGAAAGCCAACGGCGATCTGCCGTCCACGGTAGACGTCCACCACAAGAAGGCTATGTCCAAGGGCGGCACGTCTAAGCTTAGCAACCTGTCGGCAATGCACGAGTCCAAAAACACCAGCTTTGCCCGCAAAAAAGACGGCTCCATGAAGTCGGAAATTTCCAAGCGTGAGCGTTCCAAAAAGCGCTGACTTGCTGTAGCATGGAGGTGCTGGGCAACCAGCAGTTTCATGATTGTTTCTCCTGTAGGTTTCGCCCGGTAGTTCTGCTACCGGGCTTCTTTTGTCGTCAATTCTTCTATTTTCGTGAGGTCCGTATGGAAATCGTGCAGGACAAGGCACTGCTATTTAACACGCGCAAAGCTGCGCAGATCACTGCGATCATCCCCAAAAGCAAAGTGATCGACTCGAATGGGGACGTGGACCGGGTACTGGTCAACTGGGATTTCGATGAGGTGCAACTGCTACGCAACCTCGGCATTAAGGATGTGCCATCCCCCATCACAAACAGGTATCAGTGGCCGGGTATGTATACCCCCTTCGAGCATCAAAAAGATACCGCAGAATTCCTCACACTTCACCCCCGATGCTTTGTGTTTAACGAAGCTGGCACTGGCAAAACTTCTGCTGCTGCGTGGGCGGCCGATTACCTCATGACCAAGGGGCGAGTCAAACGGGTACTGGTGATCTGTCCCGTGTCCATCATGGAGACCGCATGGCGCTCGGACTTGTTCAAGACGGTGATGCACCGCACAGTGGCCATCGCGCAAGGCACACGCGCTCAGCGACAAGCCGTGGTCAAGGGGGACTACGAATTCGTCATCATCAATTTCGACGGCGTAAAGGTGGTCACTCCCGAACTTCAAGAAGGGGGCTTCGACCTGATTATTGTTGATGAGGCCAACGCGATCAAGAGCGTATCAACGGAGCGCTGGAAAGCAATGGCCAGCCTCGTGAAGCCCACCACCCGGCTGTGGCTCATGACGGGCACTCCCGCCTCTCAGTCGCCGCTCGACGCGTACGGTCTGGCCAAGCTGGTCAACCCCGAGGGCGTGCCAAGATTCTTCGGTGCGTTCCGTGATCGGGTCATGATTAAGATCACCCAGTACAAGTGGATGCCGCGCCAAGACGCGCAGCAGATCGTCCACAACATCCTGCAGCCAGCCATACGGTTCACCAAGGCCGAGTGTCTTGACTTGCCGGACATGCTCTACAGCACGCGTGAAGTGCCCCTGACTGCGCAGCAAACCAAGTACTACGAGGCGCTGCGCAAGGAGATGATGACCATCGCCGCAGGCTCTGAGA